CCTGCGGTGTCTACCACGCAATATAAGCGTGTTTCTGAGGTATCTGGATACAGTGGTACGGTACAAAGCGCTAACTGCGTTGTATCGGCCTATGGACGCACTTGGACAGCTAATACGGCTACCGACAAGAATACTGTTCAGTTCTCTGATTTGCTTGCTGGTCACATCTTTGCTACCGGCACTTCTGGTACTTTGAATGTAGCTCAGGTATGGCCTGCTGGCGCTGATGAGATTCAAGCACTGGCGGTTCATAACAACTATTTGATTATCTTTGGTCGTCGTCAGATTCTGGTGTATTCTAACGCCACTGATCCTCAGAACCTTCAATTGACTGACACCATTGTAGGCACAGGTTGTTGTGCTCGTGACTCGGTAGCTGTGGTAGGTACTGATATTCTGTATCTGAGCGATAACGGTGTTCGATCCTTTGGTCGAGTGGTTCAAGATCGTTCTGCTCCTATGACAGATATTAGCAGCAGCGTTCGTGATGAGCTGGTAGCTCGTGTGGGTGCTGAGAACCTAGCGAACATCAAGGCTGTTTATTCTGATGTCAACGCTTTCTACCTGCTTGTGTTGCCTGTCAGTAATGTTACTTACTGTTTTGACACACGTACTAAGATGCAAAACGGTGCGGCAAGGGTGACTACTTGGACTTTGACTCCTTCAGCACTGGCGGTAACTCGCAGCAAAGAAGTACTGATCGGTACAGAGAGCTATGTTGGATACTATGTTGGTAATTTGGACAATACTTCGTCTTATCGTCTGCGTTACTACACCAGTTACTTTGACTTTGGACAACCAACGGTCTTGAAGCTGTTGAAGAAGATTAGCTTTACCTTGATTGGTGGTAATGGATTAGACATTAGTGTTAAATATGGCTTTGACTATGTTGACAACTACCAGTCTCAGATCATCAATATTGGTAACACAACTATTGCTGAATATGGGCTTGCTGAGTACAACATTAATGAATACACTGCTGGTTTGATATTTGACAACCAAAAGATTCAAGCCGGAGGAGCAGGTAATATTGTTCAGTTAGGCATTGAATCAGACATTTCTAACAAAGAATTGTCTATTCAGAAACTTGATGTTTATTGTAAGGTCGGAAGGACTCGATAATGAGTAACTATACCAAAGCCACAGACTTTGCTGCCAAGGATGCTCTTGCTTCCGGCAACCCTGCAAAGATTGTCAAAGGCACAGAGATTGACGCAGAATTCACCGCCATTCAATCGGCTGTGAACAGCAAACCTGATGCTAATAATCCAACCATGACAGGAAACGCCAGCGCAGTGAACCTCACTGTCTCAGGCACTTTTACAGCCACCGTTGACGGAGGTACTTACTGATGGCTACCACTGATTTGTCTACTACTACTGGCCTCTTGTCTGGTCTTGGCAATATTTATGCTGCTAACCAAGCCGCAGGCGCACAGACCGACATTGCTAATGCTCTGTTGGCCCAAGGCCAGCAAGCGGCTGAGATGGCGCAGTTCCGTCCTGTTGGCATCACCTCTCGCTTTGGCACTAGCGGCTTTCAGTTTGACGATAAAGGTCGATTGATCGGTGCTGGATACCAAGTTGCTCCTGACATTGCTGCGCTGCGTGAGGCTCTGTTGACTCAAGCAGGTCAAACCGTTGGTGGTGTCTCTCAGACGCAGCCTCTGCAACAAGCTGCGCTGGCAGGCGGAACTGGTCTGTTTAACCTCGGTCAACAATACGTAGCTGAGTCTCCTGAAGCTGCTCGTCAGCGTTACATTAGCCAACAACAGGCTCTACTGGCTCCCGGTCGTGAACAACAACTGGCTCAGTTGACCAATCAACAACAGCAACAAGGTCGTCTTGGTTTGGCTGTTGGCGGCACTCAAGCTGGCTACGCTCCCGGCGCTCAGGGTTTGATGGCTACCAATCCCCAGTTGGCGGCTTACTACAACGCCATCGCTCAACAAGACGCTCAGTTGGCTGCTCAGGCTCAAAACGCTGCTATCCAGCAGGCTCAAGCAGGTCAAGGACTGATGACTGGAGGCTTGGGTGTTGCCGGTGGTGGGTTTAACCTTCAATCGCAAGCTCTGGCTCCGTTTACGGCTGCTTTGACTGGTGCTACGTCAGCAGAAACTCTGGGACAAGCTCCGTTGAGTCTTGGCGCTAGTCTGGGCGCTCAACAGTCTCAGGCAGGCGCTCAAGCGGGTCAATACCTGACTGGTGCGGCTAAGACCGCTGCCGATTACCAAGCTGGTGCTGCCAAGGCTCAGGTTAATGCTGTCAGTGGCTTGGTTGATCCTGTTGCCGCTTTGATCGGCAATCTGTTGGGTTAATATAAAGGATAGAAGTATGGCTACTGATCAATTTGCAGGACTCTTTGGTAGTCCTCTGAGTCAACAAGAACTTCAGAATCAACTGATTGAGCAACGTGCTGCTCAGGCGGCTCAACGAAGCTTGGCCGATACTGGTGCTTATTTGGGTTATAAAGGCGGTGCTCAGTTGGGTCAAGGAGTTGCTGGTTTGTTTGGACAACAAACTGTTGATCCTATGGTGCGTAAAGCCTCCGATCTTCGTCGCTTGGCTCAAGGCGTGGATGTCACCACGGTGGATGGCCTAAAGCAATACGCCATGCGACTACAAACTGCTGGTTTCAATGAAGAAGCTGCTAAACTCGCTGGTCAGATCAGTGTACGAGAGGCTCAAGAAGCTAAGACTCGGGCAGAGACAATGAAAGCCACTCGTGATGAGCGTGCTTTTGCTCGTGAGGATAAATTGCAAGCTGAACTGCAAGCACTTCCTGAAGGGGCCTCTGAAGCAGATATTCTTAAAGTTGTTCGTCAATATGGTACTCCTGATAAGGTTTTGAGTGCTCTGGAGCGTTCAAGCCTCAAGAAAGCAGAACTAGAAGCTAAGGCTCAGATTGAGAAAGAAAAACAAGAAGCCCGTGAGCGAGAGAAAGAGCGTGATCGTGCGTTTCAGGTTCAATTGGCTCAGTTGCAGGCTTCGTTGCGTCAATCGAACACGGACGTTCAGCGTCAATTAATTCAGGCTCGTATTGATGCTTTGAATGACAAGAAACAAGAAAAAGTAGACAAACAAGTGGCTGCTGCTGAAAACGCCGTTGCCGGTGCTGACCGAGTGATTGCTAAAGTAGACGAAGCTCTGCCCTTGGTGTCTGGACTAACTGCTGGTTTGGGTTCGTTTACCTCATACATCCCCGGAACCTCTGGCGCTAACTTGCGTTCTACGCTGGAGACCATCAAGGCTAACTTGGGCTTTGATCGTCTGCAGCAGATGCGTGATGCTTCTCCTACTGGCGGTGCTTTGGGTCAGGTGGCTGTGCAAGAATTGACTGCACTCCAATCCTCCTTGGCTTCGTTGGACATGAACCAGTCTCCTGAGAAACTAAAGAGTAACCTTGACCAGATCAAGTTCCATTACAGCCGCTGGCGTGATGCTGCTACTGGTAAACTACCCGCTGAAAAGCAGACTGCTCCCGGAGCTGCAGCCGCCCCAACGCCTGCACAGCAGCCCTCTGGCGCTACGACCAGCAAAGGCACTCGTTATCAGATCATTGACTAAGGATTATTATGCCTACATACATGATTGAAGGCAAGCGTGTTCAGACGGATACGCCTTTGTCTGACGCTGAGATTGATGAAATTGCTTCCTCTATCAAAGCTCCTAAGTCTGAGACACAGCCTTCTATGGCTGATCAAGCCAAACGACAAGCAGGACTTACTGCTAGGACAGCCATCACTGCATTGTCTTCCCCTGTGACCGCTGCGGCTGACTTCTTGGCTTCAGCGGCTAACGTTGGTTTGAACCTTGCCGGATCAGAAAAGCGTGTCCCTTTGTTGTCTCAAGTACAACAACAAGGATTGACTGCTATGGGTCTTCCTCAGCCTGAGTCAACGGTTGAAAAAGTTTCTCAGGGCGGTGTAGGAGCCATGCTTGGAGCCGCAGGAGCTGCAAAGCTTCTTCCGCAGACTGCTCTAGGTCAAAACCTCGTGCAACAGATTCCTGCCGCTGCTGCCGCCGGTGCTGTCTCACAGCCTGCTTATGATGTCACCAAAGAGCTGACTGGTAGCGATATTGCTGCCACTATTGCTTCCTTGGGTGCTTCTACCGTAGCTGCGGGAGCCGCTGGTAAGATGGCAGGCAAGATGACGCAGCCCTCTCAGCCTGTTGTAACGATGGATGAGATCAAACAACGAGCACAACGAGCTTATACCACTATGGAAGACGCAGGTGTAAGCCTGAAGAACAACAGCGCTCGTGGATTGATTGGAGATATGCGTAAAGCTCTTGAGGACGCTAATTGGCTACCTCAGAGTAAACAACAATCAGACATTGGCGATACTTTGCGTCGATTCAACCAAATTATTAAAGACAAAGATGTGTCGTTTACTCAATTGGAGCAAATGCGTGGTCTTGCCACTTCTTTGAAGAACTCCAATGAACCTAATGTCCGTCGTCTTGCTGGCGTCATGACTGAGAAGATTGATGACTTTGTGGCTAATATTAAATCTTCTGATATATCCACAGGCGCAGGAAACGCTGAAAAAGCCATTAAGAGTGTAATGGAAGCCCGTAAAGACTGGCGTAATCTGTCTCGTGCTACTGTGTTGGATGACATTTTGAATGTTGCTGATGCTAAAGCAATTAATCCTTCTGCTTCAGAAGCATCCATTATTCGTCAAAAGATGATTGATCTTCTGGCAGACAAGAACAAAATGCGTCTATTCTCGGATAAAGAGCAAAACGCAATCAAAGCAGTAGCCAAAGGAGGCCCCTTTGATCTGTTGTTGTCTACCACTGCTCGTTTGAATCCTCTACGTAGCCAGATTGCTTTTGGTAGTAACCTCTATGTTGCCGGTCAAAGCCCCGCTGCTGCGGCTGTAATGGGTGGCGCTGGTTTTGCTGCCGATAAACTCCAAGGCGCTGCTCAACGAAGCGCTACTCGTGGTCTGATGAGTGATATTCTTGGCGGAACTGTGCAAGAGCCTCTGCCTCGCACAAGTATTCAAGGATTGTTTTCTGCTGCGGTAAATCCGCCTCAATAAGATGCTGACACTGATCTCTACTTTTCTATCGTTCCTCATGGGCGGTCTTCCCCGCCTGTTGGATTTCTTCCAAGACCGGGCTGATAAGACCCATGAACTTGCCTTGGCCCAGATGCAGACTGAGCGAGAGCTGCAAATGCTCAAAGAAGGCTATGTGGCTCAGGCTCGGGTGGAAGAAATCAGAACCGATCAGTTACAGATTCAAGCCAATGTTGAAACCCAGAAGTATCAGCTCCAAGAGCGCCAAGCCCTCTATGAGCACGATATGTCTTTGTCTGAGGGAACCTCTCAATGGGTTAAAAACGCTAGAGCCATGGTGCGTCCTGCTATCACATATGGCTTCTTTGCCTTACTGGTGTTTGTCGATGTGTTTGGCTTTTACTATGCCATCAAAACAGGTGTAGAGTTTGATGTAGCCTTGAACCTATTGTGGGATGACGATACTCAGCAAATCTTTGCAGCTATCATTTCCTTCTGGTTCGGTACTCAAGCTTTCTCTAAGAAATGATCCGACAAAGCACCCTAGAGATGCTCAAACACCATGAAGGTGTGCGCCTAAAGCCCTATAGGTGTCCTGCAAGGCTTTGGACGGTGGGTGTCGGTCACGTGATTGATCCTAGCCACATAAGGGTTCCATTTGCCGATAGAATGGCTTTAGAGCTTCCAAAAGAGTGGGATCGTACCATGACCTTAACTGAGGTAGATAAACTGCTCCAAGACGATTTAAAGCGGTTTGAAGAGGGTGTTTTAAGGTTATGTCCTGCCACACGCACCAATGTAGGGCATTTTGAGGCTTTGGTGAGCTTTTCCTTCAATGTGGGGCTAGGAAACTTACAGAACTCGACATTGAGGATGAAATACAATCGTGCAGACTATGATGGAGCCGCTGATGAGTTCCTTAAATGGGACAAAGCAGGCGATAAAGTCCTGCCGGGTTTGACTAAACGAAGACAAGACGAAAGAAGCATCTTTCTAAGAGGATAAAAAAAGGGGCCTTTAGTGGCCCCTTAAAGTTTTCACCCTTCTACCAAAATAGTGCTATCTGGATGAAGCCTAAGAATATGATAATTCCGTGGCCTACCTCGATTTCTTCTGTTTCGACATCCTCAATAAAGATTGAGTCCGTATGAGCGATGCCAAAGGCAAGGCCATTGATCAGGGTAATGTTAAAGTCCATTAGAAACTCACTTCACAGTTACCGGCGGTACACGCCAGTTGTTGAGCACCTTCGACGTTATCGGTCATTTCAATGAAATGTTCCCAGTTAATGTCAGTAGGC